GGGGAAAACCTTGGGGGGCGGGTGGAAGGGCGCAGACTCCCCCCGACATAGACTTTCCTAGTCTTTCCTAGTCTTTCCAACCCTCCCCATCTCAGTAACCACCCCCCAACCCCAGTCAACTCGGGTTGACGAGTCGACCCAGGTGTTCATACTGAGAGGCAGAATGGACCCCGCGCAGCTCCTTCAGGCACTCGAAGCGGCCATCGCCAGTGGCAATCTTGAGGAGATTCAGCGGCTTCGCGTAGCCCTCGCGGGCGCGAGCACCCAGGCGCCGCTCGCGGATCCGCTGCTCCAGAATCAGCCGGTCATGGGCGCTAAGCCTGGTGTTCCCCAGTTCTCAAGTGCTGGGATCAACTGGGTAAACGGGACTCCTCCACCTCTCAAGACCCCGGCCTCGATGAGCAACCCCTGGCAACCGGGTGCGCCTGCGCCACCCCCTGTCGCTCGGCCGAACATCCCGCTCGACCGGGGTATGAACTCAACCCCGAACGCTATGCCCGGCGAGCCTGTTCAGCATCGCTACCCGAGCGAAGTCGCCCCCAAGCCTCTTCGACAGCCCCTCCCCCGCGCGGGTGCTCAACCCATCCCTCCGCCCCCGTCTATGGCGAGTGGCGCGGCTAGTGCTGCCCGACCCAACACCTCCTTCTCTCAGGTAGCCGCTCCCTACGGAGGCGCAGGGGGCACACCCACACCCGGAGCTGCCGCGGGCGCAGAGGCCGGCGCCATGGGCAAGTACCTCGATGTAGTCGAAGGCGGCGACGTAACCAAGGTTGCGAGCTCCGTTCCCAAGACTGTGCCCTTCGGCCCGGAAATGGGAGTCAATCCGAGTCTTCTCCGTCGAGGGCTCAACGCCGTCAAGCCGGCATTGCCCTTCTTGGACAAGCTGGCCACCAGGGTGGGACAAGCTGGTCTGGCTTACGGTCTTGGCAAGGACACGCTAGGCTTGGTTGGAGATGTCGACGCCGCTCGGGACCCCTACGCTGCGCCCATATCGAACATCGCCTCTGGAGCTGGCGCGCTCATCAAGGACTTCCAACCTCCAATGGTAAAAGATCAAATCAGCCAGGTTCAGGCGATGGAGGCTGCCAGCGCCGGCTTGAGCGGTTGGGAAGCTGCCCGGGCTCGGGCGAAGGCTGCTTTGAGTCATCCTGTCCGCCCTCAGATGAGCATGCAAGGCATTCCTATTGTTCAGCACTTTGATCCGGCTGGCATCGCCATGAGCACGGCCAATGCCCTCGTCAACGTCGTTCCTGGTGTGGCTAAGTCTGCCTACGACTGGCTCACCACCGCTCCGGAGCACCCCGTGGTTCCCAAGGTCGCCCCGGACCTTGGCCCGGACGGCATTCCTTGGAACGAAGAGGGCAAGCCGTTCAGCATGCTCGATCCGCTTCCTCCGGAGCTAGCTCGTGATCCGCTCGGAGGCGCCGTGCCCACTCCGAGCAAGTCGACCGCCAGACCCGCTCGACCCGCTCGACCGCGAGTTGGCGGCTCCGCGGAGAAGCCAGACAACTTCTGGGGCAACAACGGAGCAAACTCCGCAGCCCCCACCTCCATGCTCGGAATGAAGTTCCACAGTGACCTCATCCCAGAGTTCGGAGGTTCTTCCGCTGGCAACCCTGTTCAACAGGGGACCACACGCACGCGGTTCGGGGGAGTGGATGCGCGGGGCTTGAGCGGCCCGGTCGCGAACGAGGGCTTTCGGGCTCCGCTGGGCACCAAAGATCCAACCGCGTACCGAGATGTCACCGGCAAGGGCACAACCCAACCCTTCAAGCACGGCTCTTTCTTTGGTGCATTCGATCCCACGAAGCCCAACGCAGGAGCTTTGCTCGATGCTACGGGCAAGGTTGATCCGAGCAAGTATACCCGGTCATCAGTCGACCCCAAGACTGGCATTCTCTCCCCTGTCGCTGTCGATGAGGACAACACGCCGTTCGATGCTGACGACATGAGCACGCTCGCGCCTGGCGGGGACAACTCCTTCCTGCGCAACGAGTGGCGCCGCAAAGCGCTACGCCCCCGAGCGCGGTCGGGCACTTGACGCTGGGTTGTTCGTGCGCTAAGACAAACCACAGCCGCCCACAAGGCGGAGCGCAGAGGCCAGGTGAACGTAATCACCCGCTAGCCTCTTCTCGGGAAAGAGGTGATAATCGACCCGAGTGACATGATACCGGCGGAGGGAGAGGGTTGAGCCAGTTAGCTACTGACCGAACCCTCGAAGCAATCACCTGCCCCTCCATACTTCAGACAACCTTGGCGCATCGCTAGGAGTTGAGGATTCCCCAGCACTCTGAAGTGCGCGTTGGCTGGGGAAGAAAAAGTCCCCGCGGACCACCACGCGCGGCAACGGCATGTGTTACTCGCCCCGCTTCTCCGTCAAAGTGGCGGTGGTGCTAGGGGTTGACGGGGCGCGAGTAAACGTTCAGGCTGGCCACGAGAGCCATGCCCTCCGGTAACAAGTCGAAGTCCAAGCAGATCGAGGTCGACCCCGCCGCGCTCGCCAAGCTCGACGAATACCGCGTCGACTGGCGCCGCGCGATGGAGGAGTTGATCCGCATTCGCCCGCGCGACAAGGGCTTCCGCACCACCGCAGTCATCCCCTTCCGTCTCAGACCTGCTCAGGAGAAGGCTTGGCGCGCCATCCAGCGCCAGCGCGCGCTCAACATCTGGCAAAGCCTCTCCCGGGAGTATCCCGATCGCTGGAAAGATGCGCTTAGCGCAGCCACGCGCACACACAACATCGAGGACGGCGCCAAGCCTAACGTCGACCTGATCGAGCAGAAGCGACCTGAGTATGTGCTGCACACTCTGCACACACTCGGCTATGAGAGGGTCACGGACTCTCCGGTCTTGATCGTCATCATCAAGGCTCGTCAGCAGGGCTTTTCCACGCTCATCCAGGTCATTCTCTTCCTCTACGCACTGTTCAACCCTCGTTCGACTGCGCTTGTGCTCTCAAGCGACGATGAATCTGTCGAGCACGTTCTCTCGATGACCGCAACCATCATCGACGTGTGGCCGGAAGAGTTCGCCAGTGTCAAGCCCGAGCTGGTCGGAGATGCGCGTAATCGGCTCGAACTCCACAACAAGTCGAAGTACATGGCACGCACTTCCGACGGAAAGCGCATTCACTCCATCACCGCGGATATCGTGCATGCTACGGAATACGCGCACTACTTGAAGGAGGACAAGGTCGCTGCTGCGCTCGTGGCCCTTCCCGCACACGCTTGGACGTTCTACGAGTCGACCTCGGCCGGCCCCTCTGGCGACTACTACGAGAAGGCCAAGAGCGCTGTCACGATCGACCAGCTTGTGAGCAACATCGACGCTGGAGTGATCAACCAAGAAGGCCAGCTCGTCAAGGTCTTCGTGTCTTGGCTTGAGGATCCTGAGTATCGTGCCAAGAACCTGAGTGCTGCGGAGGCCGAGCATATCAAGAATACGCTCGATGACTACGAGCGCAACTTGCTCGAACGCTTCAAGCCTGGCAAGGTTGACCCTATCACCAAGCTCCCTCTGCCCACCTGCGACCTCGCTCGACTCAAGTGGCGTCGCTACATGCTGGAGAACAAGTGTAAGCGAGGCAAGGACCGCTATGGGCGCATGCTCACTCCCGAGCAATACTTCATGCAGGAGTATCCTGCTGACGAGACTGAGGCATTTCAGGAGGCCAGTGGTGCAGTTTTCCCGACCGAGACCCTTCTACGAATGGACACAGTCGCCCAAGCCTATCGTGCTCCGCGACTCTTCCGCTTCCGTGACGAGAAGTCCATGCCGGACCCGGTCATCAGCGACCACCTTGCCAACCTCACGATCTGGAAGTTGCCCATCAAGGGGCACTACTACTCGATAGGCGCGGACTGTGGCCGCGGTCGTGGTATGGACAACACAGTTTTCGCCGTTTACGACCGTCTCGACGGCACGATCACTGAGCAAGTCGCCGAGTGGGCCTACCCACACCTGAGCGAACGAGCGAGCGCGCACATACTAGTGATGCTCGCTCGACTTTACAACAACGCCTTTGTCGTTCCCGAGAGCAACGCCGGCAACAAGGCTCTGATCGAGGAGATGACGCAGACTCTCAACTATCACAACGTCTACTTCCGACAGGCGTTCGCGAAGATTGGAGGTGCGAAGCAAGCTATCGACACCTACGGCTTCGAGACTACGCATCAGTCGAAGGATATGCTCATCGCCGAGATGAAGCAAGCCATGATCGACGGCACGCTTCAGGTCTACTCCAAGCACGCAATTCACGAGATGCGGGTCTTCCAGTTCAGTGACCCCACAAATCCGAAGTCTCCGATGAACGCACGCGAGGGAGAGCACGATGACCGCGTCATCGCCACAGCTCTTGCGTATCTAGGAACGAAGCCCAACCACGGCGCTCCGCTCATCACGGTCGACAGACGACCCTCCCCCACCGACGATGGGAACGAGGGCAACTCGGGCAGCACGCCCGAGGGCGCAAACGGAATGTCCCCCTGGGACATCCGCATGGTCAACGCCGTCAACCGCATGGTCACCGCAGCCGACAAGGAAGCGCGAAACAGCCGGCGGCGCCGAACACGGCTTGACGCTGACGGAGACTTCGAGGCAATCTCCAAGACGTGGAGCTAGCTCTCGCTCTTGTCGCTGTCGTTGCGCTCGCGGCGTCACCGCCCATCACCATCTGGGTTTTGTCCAAGCGTGACAGGGACTTGAGCGAGAAGCTCGGCTCTCAACTGCTCACCTTCCTCCACACGCACCAGAACACCGGGGAGCCTGTCGCTCTGACCGAGCAGCGCATCAAGCTGGAGTCTGAGAAGGTCGCCGCGACTCGCGAGGCGAACAGACTCCGTGCGGCTGAGATGGCAGCTCAGGCAGACAGCTTCCTCGGGGGAGCGCGACCGCAGTGAGTGCCCTTCTCGCCCTTCAGAACTCTCCTGACGACGTAGCTCCGACTGCGCCTCCGGGCACAGTCTCACCTGCCTTCGACCCCGTCGAGCTGCTTGAGAAGGCTGATCGAGACTACACTGAGGCGGCCGAGAATGCTCACGTGGCTCGCGTGGAGGTCGAGATCAAGCTTGCCTTCTATCGCGGGCAGCAACACCGCCTCCGTCGCCATCCGCGCGACTGGGAAGGTCGACAGCCTGACGACCGAGTCGAGTTCGAGACCATCAACCTCATTCGCCCGACCTTGCGGCAAGAGGTCGCTCTTTTCACGAAGAACCTCCCCAAGATCAGTTGTCTACCGCGTGGCACTGACGTTGTGCGGCGCTACCAGGCGCAGCAAGCGGAGCGCTTCGTCAACGGCTTGGCCACGTGCGATCCGGAGTTCGCTGAGTCCCTCTACGACGCTCGCTTGCTCGCCAGCATCACGGGCGGAGCTTGGCACAAGACGACTTGGGATCCTAACAAGTTCACCCTGGGAGCCCCCGGCGCGCCGACTTGGGAAGCCATCTCTCGCCTCGACGCCTTTCCGAACCCTCGCGCGGTCAACAGCCGCACGATCTACAGGATGTATCACCAGAAGCTCATGCCGCGGGAGGTGGCAACCGAGCTATACCCTGTAGACTGGGAAGGCAAGAAGATTGACCCCAGCGAGTTCGACTTGAGTGAGGCTCGTTGGCCGAACTTTGGCGATGAGTCTCAGACCCCCGCGATGCGTGGTGGTCGCTCTATCGACACCCAGCCTGTGCGCATTGTGGAGTGCTGGCTCAAACCCAGTCCACGCTATCCGTATGGCGGCTTCATCGCCTTCACCGGGAAGCGCATCATCGCACTCACGCTTGCTGCGGACGGCACGCCCTCCTTGCCCGATGGCTACTGGCCTTGGGTTCTGGTCACGGGGCTCAACAAAACCCCAGGTCGCCTCATCCCTGATGGTCTCGCGCACGACCTCATCCCTTTGCAGATGACCATCAATCGCTATGCTTCTTCGATGAAGGAAGCTACGATGCTGTCGTCTCAGAACTGGCTGCTCGCGTCGAACCAGGCCAACATCCAGATGGATGACTTGGACGACATGAGCGGCACGGTCATCAAGTACGAGCAAGCCTTTGAGCCCAAGTGGGTTCAGGCTCCCGGAGTCAACCAGGGAACTCTCCAGGCTCTTGAGCGCCAGATGGCCTACTACGACCAGGTCAGCACTCAGCTCGACGCCGCGCGAGGCATCACCAACGGCGAGAACAACGCCAAGCTCATGGCTGTGCAGACCGAGCTGGGCAGCACGATTCACTCCCCCGATCTGACTCGTTGGGCGAACAGTGAGCTGGCCGTCATGTATAAGAACACGCTCTCGTGTGTCTCGGCCAACGCCACCGAGCAGCACTACCTTGCCCTCTTGGGGCCGAATAGCGCTCCGACCTTCAAGGCTTTCGACCCGGAAGTCTTCCACCCGGAGTATGCTTTCGTCTACGTCCCTGGCTTCGACGCGCCTCAGTCGCGAGAGGTGCAGGAAGCGAAGATCATGGAGGGCGCCACGGCCGGGTTGTTCGAGGACACCCCCGCTGCCAAGCGCGCCCGACTCAAGATGCGTTGGATGTCTGACGAGCAAGACCAGGTCGACCCGAAGTCCGCGCATCTTGAGCGTGTTCGCCAGGAGCAGATTCTTCTGGTCACTCAGGGTGTCCTCCCCACCCTGCTCGATCGGGATGATGATGAGACCCATCTCGACGAGGACGAGCCGTTCTCCATTTCCGCGGAGTTCCTCGCCCTCCCTCCCGAGCTTCAGCAAGCCTATCTTGAGCACATGCAGCTTCATCAGCAGCAACTCATACTCAAGCAGCAAGGCTATGCTTCGCAAGCTGCCACACTCGGAGGTGGAGCGAGCGCTCCCGGTGACGTTCCTCCGGGTCAAGAGGAGCAACGCGGGGCGGAGACTCCTTGGTCCGGCGGGGGCGAACAGCCTGGCTCGGAGACCACCGGCGACGAGTTCTCGGCCAGCGAGATAGGTGCGCCAGGCTCTTGACGCGAACCGGGGCGCTCGCGTAGAACCTAGCTACATGAGCACCGGAATCCAAACGTCAATGGGCCAGGTCGGGATGGATGCTCTCTTCGGAGAGTCGCAAGCCCCGGCGTCCAGTGGCGATTCCAAGGCTGAGGCGGCCCCCGAGCAGTCGACCCAGGCTGCCGAGTCGGCCGAGGTTGCCGAGCCCGCGAGCGAGGCAGCTCCCGAGCAGGCTGCCGAGCAGGCGGCTGCCGAGACCGCCGCTCCTGAGCAGGCGCAGGCTGCGCCCCCCGCCCAGGCCGAGCCCACCATCCCGCTCTCCGCCCTGAAGGACATCATCGCCCAGTCCGTCGCGGAGGCGCTCAAGGCCGCGAAGCCTCCGGAGCAGGTGAAGGCTCCCGAGCCGGCTGCCCCTCCGCTGGAGGTACAAGCCCTCCAGCAGTTCGAGCGAGGCACCATCGAGCAGCGTGCCGCAGTGATGCGTCAGGTCCTTGGTGATGCGCTGGTTGTCACTCGCGCCGCGGACGGCAGCATCCAGCTCGATCGCAATCAGGCGGCTTACGTGCACTCGCACCTGATGGGCCTGGCTGACCGAGCTACCCTCCGTGCGGAGCTCGATTCGATGAAGCAGGCTCGCGCGCAGGAATCGGCGCGCAACCAGCAAGCTGCTTATCAGTATGCCGTCGACCAGGCGTTCCACGCTGAGCTGGCCAAGTTCAACCCGGTCACCCCGGAGGTGTCCAACGTGCTCGCGGACCTCATGGTCATCGAGCAGAACAACGGCAAGGATCCGGTCGCGGCTGCCAAGGCCGCTTTCGAGAGGGGGCGCCACCTCGGCCTCCGCCTCAAGGGCTCTCCGGGTCGACCCACGACTCAGCAGGTCGCGGCTTCGGGCCGTGCCCAGGCTCAGGCAGTCACCTCCAGCGGTGCTCAGTCGAAGACGACCCCCGCTGAGACCACCAACACCGGCATGAAGACCATGCGCGCGATCATCAAGGACGCCTTCGACTTCTGAGGCGGGCTCCGCCAAGTCGACGAGCAAGCAGAACGAAAGGAAGGACTAGCAGACAATGCCCGCCTCCGCATCCCTGAACGACTCCACCTACCTCACCGGCTCTAGCCGGGCTTCCTTCAGCGAGCGGCTGAAGACGAAGTTCATCCCGGCGGTCCGTGACTACTGGGCGGACTACAAGAACCACATCATGGGTCTCCTGGCTCAGAACACCGGCGAGCGCCTCGAAGGTCTCCGTACGGTGACCGTGGCCGGAACCGGCATGCCGGCTGGCGCTGGTACGCGCCGGCAGGATCAGCGCCTCCCGACGGCGACCGCCAGCAGCTCGATCCAGCTTGAGCTGGGACCGAAGAAGCTGGAGATGACGCTGGAGATGCAGCCCGAGTTGGAGGGCGATGCACGTGGCGGCGCGTCTTCGTGGGAGAAGGCTTATGCCTTCGAGCTGAAGGCGCTGATGAACTACTACGAGATCCGCAAGAATGACATCGCCATGGTCGGTCGCGGCGAGGTGCTCGGCAAGCATGCCAGCACCATGACGGCCGGTGTGGTCTCGATCCAGCCCATCACCGCCCGCAACTCGACCGCCTCGGCCTTCTTCAACCGCGGTATGCTCGACCCGACCTCGGGCACGCTCAGCTCGCATCCGTTCTACAAGAACATGCGAGTCTCGCTCGTTCCGAACGCGAGCGGTGCGCTGGGTTCACCCAACACCGGCGCGGCCTGGCCGTCTGGCGACCGTAGCACCGCCAACGACAACGTCGCGGATGACGAGGTCTACATCGGCTCGATCGGAGCTTCTGAGACGGCGCCGACTCTGACCTACCACCAGCGGTCAACCTCGGGCGGCGGCTCTGGTGGTGACACCCCGGTGGGCGCCACGACCGCGGCGTTGACGGGTCTCAGCACCGGCTGGATCATCCCGTACGCCTCGCGCGCGCCGTCGATCACCTCGGGTGCGAACGGCATCTCCCAGTTCGGTGGCTACGAGGGCATCGAGTCGTATCTGAGCGACACCTACGGCTACTCGGCCGTTCTGGGTCAGGCGAAGACGGCTGCGGCCGGTTTGAACCCGATCCGAAACGTTGGCCCGAGCAACGCCGACCGGGTCTACTCGGATGGTCTGATGAACGTGGTCATGCGCGTTCTGAAGAACCGCCGAGATGACGGCGTCTTCCCGGGTCTGACCCTCTGCACCTGGGCAGGCTGGGAGCGCGTGAGCGCCCAGTACGACACCTACAAGCGCATGGAGCCGGTGATCGGCAAGGGTGGCACGACCGCGGTCGGCAACACGCCGGATGGCTTCATGCTCCACGCGGGCGCAGGCAGCGTGGTGTTCAAGCCGCGCGCGATGTGTCTCCCGAAGGCCATGTACCTGCTCGACCCGGCGGGGTGGAAGAAGATGCCGAATATGGAGTTCGAGCTGGTCGACCCCCTCGGCTACGGTCGTGACATGAGCTACGACACGAAGCGCTGGAACTTCATCGAGCGCTTCAACATCATGTGTGAGGACATCGTGGCCAACGCGGTCATCTATGATCTCACCGAGGACCCCTTCTCGCCGCTGACCTGATAGGTAGCGTCCAACGAAGATCGGGCCTCCGAGGGGGCGGGGGCTGCGCGCTCTCGCCCCCTTTGTCGTTTAGAAAGGAACTCACACATGCGACTCTTCAAGACTTCGTATCTCTGGGCAACGCTGGCCGCCATCTTGGCGACCGCTGCCCCTGCCTACGCGCAGCTCCAGCCGCGTGACGGTATGGAGCCCAAGCTGAGCGACCGAACTGGTCGGGTGACGATCGAGCCGTTCTTCGGCGTTCGCACGCTGACCACGGGTGCCTCGGTTGACGGCGTCTGCACGGTCACCTCGACTCAGCCGGCTTCGCTGGCTGCGCACCGCATCAGCAGCTCGATCCGAACGACTCACTTCGGGCAGATCGTGAACCAGCTTCCTGGCGCGAGCGTGACCTCCATCGACACCGCCCTGATCGGGCCGATGCCGTATGCCTCGAAGATCCAGATCGTGATCAGCGACCTGGGCTCGGGCAGCACTCCGGCATGCACGGGCTACCAGATCGAGGGCGATGCCTGGAACGGAAGCTCTCAGACGGAGATCCTGACCACCACCATCAACGAGTCGACTCGCCCGACCACGTCGAAGTCGTGGTCTCGGGTGACTCGGGTCTATCTCACGGGTTGTTCGGGCTTCGATGCTTCCGATGCGCTCATCGTGCGAACCACGGGGCAGATCGCTCTGTCGCGGCGGCTGAGCAACACCCCGGGTACGGCTGATGTTCTGAGCATCTGTCTGACCCGTCTTCAGGCTGGCACCACCCAGCTCGCCTGCGCCGCGCCCTCGTTGTTCAGCTACGACACGGACCTCGACGCCAACACGATCGACGTGGTCGACACGGACTTCGCGCTGGGTACGACCCAGAACGGTTGTCCCCCGGACAACAGCGACATCGTCATCAAGTACCGCGCCGGCTCGGCCGCCCAGGGCGTTCGCACCTACTGACGCGCGCAGGCCCCACGCACGCAACCTCCGGCGATGGCTTGACTCTCGCCCGGAGGTGCGCGTACTCTTTCCTCACCTACGCCATGGGAGACATCGAAGCAGCCCGTAAAGTCCTGCAAGACCGCCGCGCGCCTGAGCGCGAGCGAGAGCAGGCCACCCAGCTTCTCGCCGATGCCGTCCGTGCCCAGGCGCCGACCTCACTGGAGATCATCGAGGAGCTTACTCCGCAGAACGAGCGCGACCGCCTCCCCATCCAGGTCGGCCGGCGCTACTTCCACAGCTACAAGGACACCGAGCGCCTCTACCGCGAGGTGACCGAGTGGTCTCACTTCAGCCTGGACATCTGCCCAGCCGACACGCCCCCGCCCGACACGCAAGCCGCTTTCGAGGATGTCTTCGCCGACCTCATCCGCGAGCGCGGCGCAACGCTGCGACTGCACCCGCTCTACAAGCGTTGGACGGTGTTCATGCGGGAACCTACTCCCGAGAACACCTTTGCCTATCGAGCGGCGATGATGATCGTCGAGGACGATGGGAAGTTTGGCGAAGTGCCGCTCGATCTTCGTGAGAGTGTCGACCCCCGCCTCCATCCGATCATCGCCAAGGTGGGAATGGGCTCGTACAAGGTCCCCACTCGCTACGACTTCGAGTGGCTCCGCTACAACCTCGCTGACCTGCAATATCTTGGCGGCGCTCGCGAGGCTGCCAAGAAGGGCGCGCGCGCGGAGCAGAAGCAGAACTTGGAGTTCCGCCGTGTCATGGGAGACATCGTCGACGACTTCGTCTCTCACAACGCCGCGATGCTCTCTCGCGACATCAACCGCAAGTACGGCTCGATGCAGGGCCTTCCGTTCATCCCGCAAACCTCGCTCGACCAGTTCGACCGAGAGAACCCGACTCACGAGCTGACCGAGGCAGTTGATGAGAGCGGTAAGCCGCTTGGCTACTACTACCGTCGCAAACTCCTTCCGTTCGAGCGCGGTGTCGAACTCAGCCCGCACGAGAAGCGCATGGTGGCTATCTTCACCTGGGGCCAGAAGTGGCGCGAGGAGAAGGAGCAAGCTGAGAAGGCTGGTGACCGCACCAAGCTCATGCAGCTCACCTTCTACGATCCGTCGCTGACCGCGGTCGAGCGCATCGAGATGATCGAGACCGCCGAGCGAGAGTTCCCTGGGTTCGTATCTGCTCTGCTCGGCACGCCCGTAGAGCAGGCTGCCGAGACTATCGAGTCGACCATCAAGCGCGACATCGACGCTTGGGAAGCTAGGCTCGAAGAGGCTGCGCAAGCGGCTCCTGAGAAAGTCAGTGTCCTCAGGACACTGGCGCACGCGCAGAACAAGGTCTTGGTGTAATCATGGCATTCTCCAGAGTAGCCGCCGCCACGATGGCAGAACTTGAGACGGACGTTCGCCGAGAGGTCGGGGACGTTGCCACGACTCCTGCGGGCGACACCATCCCTGCCGGGCTGCTCGCGTTCTCCAGCGCCGAAGTCTTCCGCGTTCTGAACAACGCGCTCATCAAGCTCCAACAAGAGATGGCCCTCGTCAACCCGGGCGAGGCTCTGACGGCGTTCACACTCACCTATGTCGAGGGGGCTGCCGGACAGCCTCCGGGTTGCGACCTCCCTGCGGGCGTTGTCGGCGACCAAGTCTTCAAGGTCGAGGACATCGGCACCACGGACTCGCTGCCCGAAGTCGTGCAGTATCTCTCGCTTCAGGAGATTCACATCTATGAGCGCGACGCTAACCTCGTCAACTACGGCCTCACTCGTAAGTTCTACTACACCCTGGTCGAGCGCGGCACCTCTCACGGCATCCTCATCCGCCCGCTCCCGGATAGTGGTCGTCAGTATCGCATCTGGACGATCGCAGCACCGCTCGTTGCTGGACTTACAAGCGACGCACCCAACCTGGCCACCCGCTTTCGAGAGCTTATTGCCCTGGAGGCAGCTATTGCTCTCATGGCAGGCAATCGTCGGGTGGGGCCAGACCAGATTGCCCGCTACGGGCAGCTCTGGACTTCCTTCAAATCTTGGGCTTCGCGCCAGCGTGGTCCACAACGCATTCGCAAGGTAGACCGGGGAGTCTACTAGCGATCGCAAACAAGGAGACGGAAAACATGCACCCTAGCAACAAGATCACGATGGATAACGTAGGCGATGTGTTCTCGTACCACGCGCCGAAACCAGGACAGCCCGAGAGGTACGAGAGCATCCGAGCAGCCGCGAAGGTGCTAGCGACGACCATCCTCACGTGCTGTCCGGACTCGGCCGATCGTTCCGCGGCGCTTCGACAGGTTCGGGAGGCCGTGATGACGGCCAATGCAGCTATCGCCCTTGAGCCGTGATAAGCTAGGTAGGAGAACGAACACATGGTCAACTTCAAGGACAAGCCTTTCGAGGTGGTCGTCAACGAGACGGCCGAGCCCATCGGCCCCATCGGCTGGGACGGCAAGACCTACATCTGGGACCCGCACCCTGGCACGGTCAAGTCGGGCGAGAAGGCCAAGCACTTCATCGAGCAGGCACAGCCTGGTCGAGTCTCGCGCGGCTTCGGCATCATGGCCGGGCAGCGCGTTCCGATGAACGACTGCAACGGCATCATCGGTCCCGAGAAGCTGGTCGAGGCTCCCGGCGTCCCGATCTACCGGCACACCTGCCCGCCTGACTTTGTCCACGAGCTTCGCTACGGCAAGCACGCGGCTGAGGGTCGCAAGCTGACCTTCGCGGCTGCCCTGGTCGACGAGCACATGCGGAACGCCGAGGTCGCCATCCAGGCGCGTACTCAGGCCGAGGCTCTCGTCGAACAGAAGAAGGTCGAGCTGGCCGAGCTGAACGCGAAGATCGCCGAGGCGCAGTCGCACAGCAAGAAGCTCGAAGCCTTCACGCTCAACATCAGCCCGCGGTTGGGAGACAAGCCCCAGCCCGAGCCGAAGAAGCAGTAGTCGAGGACACCGCTGTGCACGACGCACCAAGCTATCCGTTGCCGCAGATCATTGGCGGCATCAACTCGTCCCGAGAGATGGCAGGGTCGAACCTTGTCCGCGCTCTGGATGTCATTGATGTCAACGGGACTCTGCGGACCCGGAAAGCTTGGGCGTCTGTCGGCGCAGCTCCGGTCGTGAAGCGCGCCGCCGGCCTTGCCTATCTGGCGATCGGACCGGATGATGAGTCGACCGCGACCTTGCAAGCTGACCGAGTCTTCACACAGGCGAGTCTGACGGTCGATGAGTCTTATGTCTACATCGGAAGCATCAACCGCTTCGACGGCTTCGACTGGAACTTCGTATACGGCGCTGCCAGCGCAGCCACGACATCACGAGTCCTCCGTCTGGAGTATTGGAACGGAAGCGCTTGGACTCAGATGCCCTGGTTGCTCGACCAGACACAGGGAGTTCCGAACGGAGGCACGCGCCGAGTCACGTTGCTGAAGACGGGCAAAGTCCACTTCCACCGACCCGCTGACTGGAGTGATGGCCTCGAAATCGACTCCACGTTCGCCTTCTGGGTTCGCGTCTGTCCGGTGGCGGTCGCGACCTCTGCAACCACTCCCGACTGGAGCGGCTACACTTTCGCCATTCGTCAGCCCGGGGTGACCGTCTTCGACCGAGCCGCCGTCAACGGACTGATCGCTCAGCGTATCAAGGGCAGCGTGCAGGCAGTGGTCTGCGCGGATAACTTCGCCACCGATTACGTGGCTGCCTCCGAGGCCGATAGAGCTTCAGTCTCTCAGTTGGAGAATGGCGCCCTGATCGGGCAATGGGACCTGTCGATTGCGCCCACTCGGCCCTTGAGTATTCTCAAGCGTTGGACTGGCGGTATCTGGGGTCAGCTCGCCATCCCGAATGCTGGGGGCGGCGGAAGCACGGTCGTTGGAACTGCAAACCGCTTCCTCGACCAAGGCCCTACCGACCAGCTCGACGGCTACCCGTCAGACCTCTACACGCGCTTTGGCCCTGTGACAACGCTGTTCCGCGACGTCACCCCGGACAGCGGAGGCACGACCACGTCGTTCGTCACGAGCGACGCGCGTCTTCAGGAGTACGCCTCCCACGCTCTTGAGAACTTCCTGCTTGTGGTCACCACAAGCGGAGGTGGCCCAGCTCTGGGTGAGGTTCGCCAGGTCGCGCTCTCCGGCGTCGGCTCGGGCGTCACGTCGTTCCTAGTCTACCCGGCTTGGTCAGCAGCTCCGACCACGAGCACGGTGTTCGCTATCGTCAAGCCCACGCATCTGATTGCCGCGAAGGGCGATGTCGCCGGCACCTACGGCGAGTATCCGATCATCAACTCGGCTGCGCCGCGCACTTTGTTCGCTGATCTGAACGCCTACGCTCCACTCCCCACGAACGTGCTGACCAGCGGCGCCGCTGTCCACTTTACAGTCAGCGAGGATACTCGCTACACTCTCGACCGAGGGCGACACTACTCCTTCTGCACAGACCCGCTCGACGGCAAGCTCATCCTCACAAACGGAGCGCGCTTGCTACAGTATGACGGAGAGTTCCTCCGTGATCTCCAAGCCGCTCGTGAGGACGACCCGCGCGTAGAGCCTCTACTCGGCGCGCTGCCTGCGGTCGGCCCCGGCAACACGGTCGACCCGCGCACGATCGCATACGACCAGGGCTTCTATCGCCAACCTCCCACGGGCGCATTTCTCGCCAGCCACCTCACACACATCTTCGTAGCAGGAGGCACGGGCAACGAGAACCGCGTGCGCTGGAGCGCGCCCGGCATCTACCACGATATGTGGCCCAAGGTGAACGAGGCCATCGTTCGTGACAGCGAAGGTCGCGCACTGACTGGTATTGCCAGCTACTACGACCGACTCATCGCCTTCACGGACTCCTCGATTCACGAAGGCATCGCCACGAATGGGACGTTCAGCTTCCGTCAGATCGCTAGCGGTACGGGCTTCACGAGCCATCATGCGGTGTCTAAGATCGAAATCGGAGGGAAGGATGTCTTGATCGGACCCTCCCCTACGGGCTTGGTCGCTTGCGCCGGAGCTGAGCCGCAATACCTGATCGACAAGTGGAGCCTGGTTGTCCCCGCCCCTGGAGTTGACATCAACGACCTGAAGGAGACGGTCGGTGTCGCTTGGCGCCAGCAGAATCTCTACTTGCTCGCGCTCCGCGTCAAAGGCAGCAAGACGCGCAATCGCGTTCTGGTCTACAACTACAAGACCCGCCGCGCCTGGCTGTGGAGCGCCCCCTACGGTGTGGCCTCGATGATTGTAGTCACCGCGCCCTCGGGCGAGGAAGAGTTGCTCATTGGCACCGAGGACGGCTTGCTGATGACTATGGTCGAATCGGAAAGTGACGATGGCGTAGTCTTCTCCGGCTCCTTACTGACTCACCCGATCACGCCAGCACAGGCGTCCGAGTCTGTCGTCCTACTTCGCTCGAACATCGAAGCGAGGGTCGAGAGCGGAGCCCAGGCAAGCAAGACAGTGGGGCTCACTATCTATCGCAACGAAGCGACCCAACGATGGAGCACGGGCAACGTTCCGCTCGGAACCGGCGAAGCAACCTTCGGCAACGGGGTCTTCGGCACGGCCGTCTTCGGTCCTGGTGACTTCGGGCGCAGAGTGGTCAACGCGCCCAACGGCACGCGTGGGCGCTCCTTCTCCGTTGAGCTGACTCTCCAGCCCAGAACTTTCCTGCGCAACTTGGCTCTGGAGTACAACATCGAAGGCCAGGAGCGCTAGCAGTGGCGATCAGCTCGAACAGGATTGCGCAGTCGAGCCGCGATGCAGAGGCACGCGAGGCAGCAGCGCGCACGAACCCAGAGCGCGTCTTCGACTCCCTTGTTCACACCGCCCCAGACATCTATCGAGAAGACTCGAACGACCAGTGGGGTGCGGACGTCAACACACCGATACTCATCCCTATCGAGCTGGGAGTTGGGCATCACCTCGTCTTCCATTCTTTCCGCACAGTGGTGCGCACGACCCCGGCCGTTAGCAATCCTGTGCAATACCAGGTCGCCCTCTACGAAGCTATGCCCGGGGCAGTAGGCTCCCTTGCCTCCCCTAGCAGCGGAGACATCCAGGTCCGCTTG